AGCAGCACTACCATCCATCTCAGCAATTTTATTGTTGACTTCCTCAATCTGTTTTAGTATCCCAGCACGAGCGGAAGAAGTAGTTGCCTCTTCCAGACTAGATTGGAATTTTGTTAACTCTGCTTTTAATGCCTTTATAGAATTTTTTGCTTGTTCTGTTATAATTGTTGGTATTGATTTTGTATCTGGTGGGATAAATCTAAGATCATCATCAGTTGGATCATTAGTGCCTTGTACTGCCTCTCCTATCCTATTACCTACTATCCTTAGCCCGATTGTAGGATTTATTGCAGCCGTACCTGCTATAGCGATAGCGTCTTTTGCCCAGCTAGGTAATCCGTTAAACCCATCAACTACACTTTTTATACCTCGTAACAAATCTGGCAAAATAGTAGCAGCCAGTGTTTGGAGCGCAACATTAAATTCAACCTGCGCTTCGTGCAATTCCTTTAGGGCATCTACCTGCCGTTGTGTTAGTGGTGCCTGCCTGCCCTGCTCTGCGCTTAATTTTTGGACTGCGCTTAGGTACTGCATGTTGCCATTCTCTAGCACAAGCATCGCATTAGCAGCCAATTTCTGGTCCTTAGTCAGGTCCTGCGTGGCACGCCCATAGTCAAGTAGTATGTCATACGCATCACGGTAGGAACCGTCTGTATTTTTAAGCGCTACGCCTACCTGCTCTAACCCACGGACTAGGTTATTCTCCTGCTCACCACCCTCACCACGTTGCAGGATGTCGATTTTTTCGATCATGTCCTTGAGGATGTCGCCTAGGTCGTTTACGTCAACGCCTGTTTTTTGTGCGGCTACCGACATCCGTGACATGTCCTCGATGGTGGTGCCAGTCGCTATTGCGTAATTTTCTATTTGTATTGCTGACTGTGCTAGTTCCTGCGTAAATGAAACGATGGCATCAACGCTAAATGCGGCAGCCATCGCTACGCCGAATCCCCGTAATCCGTTACCGATTTTATCTAGTAATGAACCTTGCTTGTTGATGTCATCACCAGCATCTTTTAACTCTTGGCTGTATTTTTTTATTTCCTGCTGTGCTTGTTTGTACTCGCTGCTGTTACGGTCTAGATTTTGTTGTAGCGTTTTTAATGACCGTACATGTGCGTCAATGGCAGCATCCGTATTATCGACCGTCTTACCAAGAATTTTTGATGCCGCCGCCATAGCATCTAACTTATCACGACTGCGCTGTGCTTCCGCATTAAGCTGTGTCAGTTCGTCAAACTGAGCGTTGACCTTTAGGTTTAGTACGGTGTTTGCCACGTTCTAACTGCTCCGCCATTACTGACAGTACGGTTGACTCAATCCATTGTAACTCAGTTAGTAATTGTCGTTTATCCTCAATCTGGTGCAGGTCGGCAACTGCTAACACTGCTGTATAATCTAAGCCGATTATACCTGTGCTAGATGCACGCCACTGTGTCTGTATGCTACAGAAAAACAACCACGTCTCTACGTTCTCCAGCCATAGTTCGTAGTCGTCATCGAGAGGCTGTGGTAACTCTAAACCTGGTGCAAGTACCGCTATGTCATCGGCTGACGCATCAATCGCTGAAGGGGCTGCCCAGCGACGGGCTGCCCCCTCTAGTTTTTTCGTTTAGCTGCCTGTCCATTATAGGCATCCAGAAACGCTGTTAGTATAGCGCCCGCAACCATTGGCACATCCAATAGTTGTTCAAGCGCAGCTTGGCTAAACGGTATGGCATTACCATCGTCGTCAACGATACTACCATCCGTCCAGCCAACAACTATGTCACGTACTATCTGGATAGCAGTACGCTCGTCGTTCTGTACATCCTGCGCTAATTTAGTTAGGTCAGTCTGTGACAATCGACGAAACTCTAGGTCAAACGTATGCGTTTCATGACGACTGCCACTAACAGGCAGCAGCACCCGTACCGTCCATACAAATGTGTTTGTCTGTCTGATTTTAAACATATTATGCAAAAGCGATTGTTAACTCATCATTGCCAGTGTCGCTAGGTACGAGCGCTCCGTTGAGTCCTAGCATAGTAGTCCCACCGTCATCAGTATAGGTAGGACCTTCAGTTAGGTCAACTCGTGATGTTTGTAGGATAATTCTCTTGCCAGCAACAGTACCATGACGAAACGTAAAATTGCCTAAGGTGCTACTATCCAAACATGCACTAAAGTAGTCCTTCTGTGCGATAGTTGGCGCTTCAATGGACAACTCAATAGTTGGTCTACGGTCGGAGTATCGTACAAACGGACCCGTCGGTAGTCCAATTAGTTCACGATATTGTACATCAGATGCCATGTCTAGCGATACTGACATCAGCGGCGCTACATAGTTAAAAAACCTAAACTCGCCGCTATTAGAACCATTGACGACCTCAGGCACTATTTGACTATAGGTTGGTGTACCTAGCGCTGTATCCGTTGGCGCAGTATATAAACCAGTTAGCGTGAACTCGAATGTTGGTATTTCTCCCACATTAAAGTTAAGCACAACATTACCACGGCAGCCCTTTATTATGTGTTGTATACCGTCTACATTACAGTACACGGTAGCAGACTCAAATCCTTGACTGACTGGTGAATAAACGTGATGCGCATCGATTGAGTAGGTAGAGGAGCTAGTCGGCGTAGTTGCAAACGAGCCGTGGATAGTAGCCACTTTAGTGCTACCAACATAGGATGCGATGATAGCGCTTTGCCCGCTACCAGTACCACCAGTTAACGTAATCGGTAGTCCTGCGTAGTAGTTATCAACAGCAGACTCAGCCGACGCTAGTGTTATCGTCGTTGACGACCCCGCCTGCGCTGTCCCCGTTTCGGCTGGTTCGTTTTTTACTAGAACCAACCGCTTCCTTGTCAGTAATGCCATTGTCCGTTTCCTCCGTATTGGGTTTTACAATCAGTTCTGTATCTGTTATCAGATACGCTCCACCAGTGCCATTCATACTGCAATATCTCCTAAGGATGTACGATACCTAACACGGTAGAAACAGAGTGTAATCCCTGTTGGTTGGTCGGTATCAATCGCCTCAAACTCAGTGTTAATAGGTATAATATCAAACGCCAGTCCATTTAGTGTTATGTCAGATAGTAACCTGTAATGCAGGTTAGTTACAGTTGCGTCTGCCACTTGGTCTGGCACTGCCCCACGAGTGATAACGGCAATGCGTACAACCAACGACCAATTTAGATATGGCAGGCTGCCCTTCATATCGCACTCGTCCTGTGTCCACTCAACAACAATTGCTGGTGTTTCAGAGCGTGCCAGTGCTTCAACCCGTGAACGGTAGATACGAGTACTAACACCTGTCGTGTTAGTCAGGTTAGTCATAATCCGTTGAAGAATTGACTCACGTATACTCATACCTTGCTCAACATGATTTGACAGAACAGCCCGTCATCTATCTGTCGTGTATCTCTAACCCGATACGATACTCCAGCAACAGTTAGCTGTGCATTGTAGACCAAACTGCCAAACTGTGATGTTAGACAGGTTAGTCTGTAGTCCGTGCTAACCACCGCCACTCCATCCTGCTCTATGATGCCAGGCTGGTCTAGTATGCCTAGACCAGTCGTCGCACCATGAACAACGGTATCACCGAGGTCTGCAAGAAACACAGTAGCATCACCACTAAAGGCAGGCATGGACTACGCTCCGTACTTTTTGGAACCAAACCCATATACAGCAGCGTGACCACTACTACTAGCAGTAACAGCCGTAACTACTCGCACATACCGTTTTAGGTTGTCGCAGTTACGTTGAAGCGTTGTATATAACGCAGTATTTGCTGTGCCAGTCACAGACAATGCGCCACCGCCAGCCGATGAGATAGCAGCAAATCCGCTTGCACTTGCATCGGACTCCTCGACAGAAACAGTAATTGATTTGCCAGCACCTAATGCAGTTGCCGATACTAGAAATACAACGTCACCTTCGTAGTCTAGGAGATCAATAGCTACACCAGTTACATCAGCAGCAGCACCAGGTGGTATTGGTGCAAGGCTATTAGTAATGTCAGCCAAGCGGCTGATTTTAGTTCCTAGATTAGTTAATGTCACAATAGCCTCCTATGGTGTCAGAATTGATACGCATTTTGCAAACGATGCAGCACGACGCACGGCAATATCGATTGTTTGTATTGCACGGAGTTCAATGCTGCCAGCATTGTACCCAGACCCGTATGGGTTTGGCAGTACCTCTAATCCACCCCACATCGCCATAATGAGGTCGCTAAAATTGCCAAAAATGAGCGCAGACGCTGCCGACGAGCTGCCCTTTGTTAGGGTAGACGGTACCTGGTTTGACCGTGCGATAGGATAGCCGTTGACGACCATCGGTACTGCTCCAGTGGTATCGAGCATATTCTGCGACCAAATCGCCTGCCCGTAGTTGGTGCCGATTTTGATTTTTTTAATAGCTCCGACTACTTTGGGATTGGTCACATAGTAGAGCGTTCCGTTTAAGGCATTAGCAATATCAACGGTTTTTTCTAGGTCATAGAACACATCTAACCCAGTGT